CGTTGGACGACCCGCATGGTTTTGCCTTAGAAGGACCCGCGATTTTGCAACCGGACCTCTTTAGCGACGTTTGTAGCAAGGGCTTGGCGAAGGTATGGGCCAAAGGATCGCGTGACGCTTGTTTCTATGACGCGCACAGCGGGGAAGCGTGCAGGGTATTGGCCAGGTTGGATGGCCAGGAACAGGGCGCGCAGTGTTTGGTTGCGTTCACGTCTGTAGACACCAGGCGTGCGGCTACCGCCTCGCGGCCTGCCGATAAAGATGTTGCTGCCTGAGTTGCCAGTATTGCCAACACTGTTGACAATCTTGGTGAGGTTGGACTGACTGATGTTGCCGAACCTGTCTTTCTTCATGTGGCGCGTCGGCACAAACTTTGTACCGCGTGCGATGTCGCCTTTAGACAGTGATGCGAACTCAATCTCAAAACCTTTAACAGCCCGAGCAGTGCCAAGGATGTTGCCCGACAGATAACGGTTGCGTGGTGTTGGCCTGTCCTTAGGCGAGATGAGGATCTGCAAGTTGCGCTTCTTAGCTGTGGTGGCAAAGAAGCCTTTAGAGGTGTAGGGCTTGGGCTTGTCAAGGTATTGCTTAGATGCGCCCTCTAATGCTTTGAAGGCATTGCGCTGCTTGGCCTGTGGCAGGGCACGGCCAGTCACGCTGGCGTTCATTGCCTGAGAGATGCTGAACGGGAGCTGCTTGGTGTGCTCATTCGTCCACTTGATAGCTGTAGGCAACTCAGACTTGATGTTTAGCTGTATTGCCATTAGCTGCCTGGGCTTTTGTCCAGTATTGCTGGAGCTGTAGGCATTTGGGCTCTACGAGGTGCATTGAGCTGACAACACCTACAAACGCACCAGGGCCGTCACCTACCTGAACTCTGACGCAGCCATCCTCTAGGGTGCGGATCTTGCAGACGGGCATGGGCGTCTCTGAGGCGCTGCTCATAGTCAAGGAAGGCTTTAAGGTCATTGTGCCGCTGTTGTTCTCGGAGTCGATCGTCAGTCATTCGAGTTCGCGCAGGTCTGCGCGTTTAAGGGTGTCAAGGATTGACTCATAGATGACCTGCTCAGATTCGCAGTCAAGCTCTAAGCGGTAGCGGTCAAGCCACTCAGCGATGGCGTCCTGAGCAAGCAGAGCGCCTGCCTGTGGGTCGATGTAGCTGTCAGCGAGCTTCATGGGTGTGGCGTGTGCAGATAGAAAATAGTGCATGGCATACCAGTGTCAAGGGTCACCAGTCAGGCTCGTCTGAGACTTTCCCTACATCCCCAACAGGGGGTGCATCAGGTTGATCACGCAGCAGGTTGCGGAAGTTCTTGCCGACGTATCCAGGCGGTGGCACATCAAGATCCTGCATCGTCCAATAACCCTTGCCTATGCCGTCCCGCAGCGTGCGCAGGACGGATTGCAAGTCATTCAGTGGCTGCATCAATAGGGCCTGCTCGCCTTGTACTCAGCGTCGGCCTGAGGGTGCAGCAGAAACCTGCCAGGCATGATGCCCTCAACAGGCGGGCAGTAAGTGCAGTAGCGGCCCAGATGGTCATAGCGGCCCATGCAGTACGGGGCAGCAGGACGCACACGGCCATCCATTTGATTCAAGGCTGACTCCATATCGCCTGCGCGAATCGCCTTGTATTCAGCCACGGCTCCAGGCTTGGCATTGACAGGGATCGTGGCAAAAACGAAGTGCTCAGCAGCTTCAGGTTCAAACAGTTTCATCAGAGCATCCAGGAGGGCTTGCGTTCTTGCGGCTGCTTCTCTTCCAAGTAAGTGCAGTAGTAGCCGTCCTTAAGCCACTTGCTGCACATTGGCAGCCTTTGCTCCCAATCCGGCGTTGACCGCCTCTGACTCTCTTGATCAGCAGCCTCGATGGCACGCATCAGGTCATCAGCAGACACCTCATCAGGCACAATCTGTTCCCACTGCTCTAATGCAGCACCCTTGGGCTGGGACTGAACAAGGTGTTGGCAGGCCTGGTAACGCTTCCAAAAGGCCTCAAACTCAGGCGACCCTTTTGTGGCTTTAGCGCGTGGTTTTCGCGCTTTTTTTTGATTTTTAACGTTAATAGTATTTTTTTCGTCTTCAATTTTTTGGGCAGGAACTGAATCAACCGTTGTCGGTTGCGGTAGTGACTGCTGTATTTGCAGAGCCCCTGCAACGCCGAGAGGTTGCTCAGGCGAAGGTTGTGTACCTGTGAGAGGGCGAGAGTTACCTTGTGGTCTTCCCGCACCGACGTGGTACGCGGACAGCTTAGCGTCAGCGTCAACCCTTTGGATCCTTGAATCGATAAGATCCCTGATCACAGCTGACTTGTTGCGGAATGGTTTGACCTGCGAAGACAGCCATAACAGCTGTTCCTCAGTGATTCTGACGTTGATCTGTGGCACAAACGGTTGACGTTGCTTCGCAAAGGTGCCACGTTTGCATCGCATACGCAACCCATTTGTGAGACAACTGCTAGATCCCGTTCCAGGACTGGAGTTTTACCCCTTAGTTCACAGATATAGATACAAAGGCGAATGGCTGCCCTATTCGGTGACGCAGGTCCTAGATCACGACCTCAAGCCGTTCCTGCGTGCCCAGTTCGAGAAGACCAAGGACGGCCCTGACGGTTGGAAGGCTCGTGGTGACGCTGTCCACAAAGTTTTTGCAAACACGTTGAAGGGAGAAGGCAGCGTGCATGACAACAGGTGGTCTCCATGGATCGACACGCTGCTTGCTGAGCCCCTGCTGCAGGACATCACGCCACTTGCTGTTGAGCAGCCCCTGGTCAACACGATCAAGCGGGTAGGCGGCACGCCTGATGCGATCTTTGTCAAAGGCGATGACATCTACATCGCTGACCTCAAGACTGTCAGCAAGAAAGAGGGTGTATCTAGTCGCAAAGAGGCACTACCGCAGCTCGGTGCTTATCTTGAATTTGCCGCAAGCTGCTATCCCGGCGTGTACGTCACCAAGCTGGTGACGATCATCGCCGGCCCAGGCAAATGCAAGGTCCGGTTTTCGGAGCTTGAACAAGCCACGGACGCATGGCAAGACGCTTGGGGCCGTTTCTCTTGTCTACAACCCGATTTCTGACATGCAATGTCCTAACTGCAGCGCACAGCTCACCAGGGGGATGGGCCGTGTGACGCAAGTACGCCATTCAGGCGAAAACGCAATCAGCAGACAGCGCAAGTGCGACAACTGCGGGCATACATGGGCGACAGCTGAGGTGATCGTGCCTGATGACCAATGGACATACATCGACACCATGCGCTCAAACGGCAGCTTTAGGCCGCAATTCACAGTCAAAGGCAAAATGCTTGAACGCTTGGCATCTGCGTGAACTGGTCAGAGATCCTGCGCAAGGGGGGCGTGCCTGAGCCCCCCGGCTACCTAGAGACTGTAGAGCGACTGCAACAGAAGCCAAAGAAAAAGAAGAAAGGCAAGGGCAAGCGTTGACATGGCATACCAGTGACGGCATGATGCTGCGCATGAGCCCTTTCTCTCGTTCGCTCATGAACAACATCTATGACCGAAGCCCAGGGTTTTATGACCCTGAGCACCGCAAACCAAGGACAAATGCGATTGTCATTGCAGTGTTTTGCTTTCTAATGGGCGGTGCCTTCTGGTACTCCCTTGACACCACTTTGACTGAAATGACCCAGCGTGACTGCAACGCTGGAATTCAAAAAGCTTGCGATTCCCTTAAATGAAAAAAGTCAGCCTGACCCTTGACCCTTCACGCTCTGACAAGCTCGCCAAGCTTTCAGAAGCAACTAAAGGGAACATGACCAACGTGACTATTGGCGGTGAGCATGTGGAATTTGAGCAACCTAAGCTCAGCTCCTCACGGCTTGCTCAGGCCCTGCTGAACTCTGCAATCGACAAGGCTTATGCCCAGCTCCCAGGCTAGTTTTACGTTTCGCGTTCTTGGCACACCAGTGCCACAGGGCTCTGTCAAAGCTTACGGCAGCAGAGTTGTTGCTAACAACGAACATGCTTTAGGTAGCTGGCGCTCAGATATTGCATCCGTTGCGTATCGCGAAAAGCCAGCTGACTGGGACATCACTGCAGCAGTATCCCTGCGTTGTGAGTTCGTGTTCCCTAGACCTTTGTCCCATTACGGAACAGGCAAGAACGCCACAAAGCTTAAAGCGTCAGCACCTAGGCATCACACCAAAACCCCTGACTGTGACAAGTGTGTCCGTGCATGTGGGGACGCAATCGCGGATGCCTGCGGCATGGTCCTTTTAAGGTCTGACGCGCAAATCGTTTCTATCTACGCCGCTAAGAGGTACGCCACAGATGACTTCCTCGGTGCCATCATCACCGTCACAGCCCTTGATTGAGGCGCTTGTCTCTTTTCATAAGACAGTGCCAGCCATTGGCAAAACAGCCAATGCTCAATATGGCAAGTTTGCCGATCTTGAGACTGTGCTTTCTACTGTCACGCCGCATCTGATTAAGAATGGCTTGGTGGTCTCACAAACCTTTGAGCCAAGTGAAGGGGTTGACCCGATCTTGGTGACAAAACTGCTGCATGTCAGCGGCGCAGAGCTTGTGAGCCGCTTGCCGATGATCATTGGCAAAGGCCGCAACGCATTGCACGACTTTGGTGGATCCTGCACTTACCTCAAAAGGTATGCCCTGCTAGCCCTGCTTGGCCTCACGGCTGACATGGACATGGATGGCGATTTTGCAGACGACAAGCCTGCAACGAAGCCACAGCCAAAGAAAGCACCAGCTGTTCCAGAGGTGCCTGACGAAGAGCAACCTCTTTTAGAAGACGAACGCGAACTGCTCAGACAGATCATTGAGGACATGACGCCAGGCAAGCGTGAGGACCTTTGTAAGTCTTTCCGCTTTGCTTTCAAGTTAGGTGACAACGCTAAGGTTTTCCCTGCAATCACCGCGCGTAAGCACCAGGCCTGGATTCAAGCAAATGTCTGACGAAGACAAAAAACGTGAGCAACAGGCCAAGGCAGATGCCAACCGCCGATCTGGTCATTTCCAGGTAAGGCTTGGCAAACAACTAGCAGACCACCTGCAGCATTATGCAGACGCACATCATGATGGCGTCAGAAATGCTGCTCTTAAAATGATTCTCTCTCGCTTTTTCAACGGAAAGTAATGCCTGACTTTGCACCCGACGCCTTCAACATCTGGGCCAACTTCAACAAAGACCAAAAGAAAGAGGGCTACTACTGGGCACAGATTGACGTCCCTGTTGATGAACTGCGCAAGCTTTTTGAATGGGTCAAAACAGCAGAACGCTGTGACGACATCAAAGGAAACGAGTGCGTCAAGCTTCGTGCCAACCTGATGCCCCGCACAGCCAAGGAAAGTGGCAATGAGTATCTGATGATGGCTCTAAGCGATGCCAAGCCCCGTACAGCTGACAAACCGCGCATTGACTTTTAAGGTGACAAAGAACGAGGGACCAGGAGCGCCGCCGCGCTCCTTTTTTATGAGGCCCACTATGAAGCAAGTCGAGAAAGACGGGTTGCTGTTATGGGAGGTGAGCCACTGCGGCATGGTCCGTTACTTCAAGCACGACTGGCAGGCCAAATGGCACTTTGAATCGTGCGTCAGGCTTTACAGGTCAAGGATTACAGGGAAGCAGGGCTAGTCCCAGCAATTAAGCTTGGCGTCCAATTCCCCAATTCTTGATACTGCTTGGCTCAGGAGGCGTGATTGGTGCCAGCTCTGTCTGACCATGGCTGAACAAAGCATCTTTAACGCTTCCTCGTCATCGCAGTTGTTGATCTCTCTGACGCTGCGCTCTACTTCAAGCTCTTCCTCAAGGGTCTGATCCACCACCATCCAGTCGGCCCAGCCCATCGGATTGTTACAGAACCTGTTGCCCCGAATAGTAAGCAGCGTTTTTGTGCATGTCCACGGCGCTACTGCTCTACAAAGATTGCCCAGCCAGATCTAGGCCCTTGATCTTGCCAACGTTGATGAAATGCAGCCTGCCGAACGCTGACGCGATAGCCAGACAGCGCAGGGTTGTGTCCGCCACGTTCAATGTCAGGAAGCCCAGCCGGATCCGTCATAAGCCAGCTCGGGTCGTTGCTATATCGCCCGCTATAGCCGTGGATGACTGACCAGTGTCCGCAAGTTGTGTTGCTGCACATTGGCGGCTCACCGCGCAACATGTTGCCCTGATGCAACCAGCCGACCAGAACAGGGACCCCAGCGTCAATGGCCTCTATCACGTCTTCAGCGTCAGCGTTATCAACAAAGCGAACACGCAAACCCAAGCTGGTCAACGCCTCGACGTGAGCAAAAACAGAGGTGGTGTCGCCAAACGGCCTAAGCACGGCTTCGTATTGCTCTTGCGTATTTACACGCTTGAAAAAATTCGCAATCATCGCAGCGGACGACGTGAAGCATTTGCGCTCGCCACCCGGTAGGTCTAGTTGTTTGAAGTAACGAGGCAAGTACACCTCCTGGTCGATGCCGCTGGCCTTCCAAGCCTGAAACCACTCAGCATCTTCTGACAACAACTCAGGGGGCATGGCTTCCTCCAGCTGCTTGATGGCAGCCATGCGATGCGGCACGTCTGGCTTGTACCACTCAAAAAACGGCAGCAACGCGAGCCCCATGACAATGAGTAGCAGGGTCATCTCGATGATGCCGGACGCCACTTACTTTTCAATCCTTGTGTCAGGCAGCAGCATCTCGCGCACATGCTTTACCGCCAAATCGTCTAAGTCGTTGTCTGTTCTCGCGACAATCTTCTCAAGCATCGCGACAATCAGCTCCTTAAATGACCGTGATTCCCACATGGTCATCAGGATTGGCTTGATGATGAGGATCATTTGCCTGGCCTAGTTACCCTTAAAGCGTAGCTCTGTTCCGCCATGGCAGAAACTCCAGAGGAAAACCACGAAAAGGAAGGCATCTCCATTGCAGATGTCGTCAAAGCTTTGGTACTCGCTTGGAGTGCTGCATTGCTGACTGCTTCCTACTTGGGCATCTTCCCCCAAATGAAGATGGATAATACTTTCGTCGCAAGTTTGCTGACCGGAGCCATGGCTTCTTTTGGCATCGAGCGCAAAAACAACGGAGGCGGCCCCAAAAAGCCGACTATCGTTGACAACAAAGACACCAAAGCTGGCATCAAATGAACCGCACACTTTTGGTATTGGGCATCACATTGGCAGCCGCAATGCCTGCCAAGGCTGATCTGACCCACAAAATCATGTCCTCAGTCTCACTGCAGGTTGGTGGTGCTGTAACCAGTGCAGATCGAATCGGTAGTTCGTTCAGCATCTCAGGTTCAAATATTGATACGACCGACTCCAACACAGCAAACACTGTTTCAGCTGGGACCATCACCTCTGGCATCTACTCACCAGGGACGATTGCAGCCACCCAAGACACGCCGGGTGAAGCTTTCTCGTTTAGCCAGAGCTACACGCAGGCCGATGTCGTTCCAACATCAGCTGTGACGACAGGCGATTCTGCAAACTTCGGCAGCATCATCTCGACCGCTAGTGGAACTGCAGGCAGCTTGGCAGGCACCATCGCCTCAGATGGAGCTATGACCATCACAGCTGGTGGAGCTAACACCTTGGCGATTGGGCAGCTGACCACAGAGCTGACCATCAAATGATCTTGCTGCTGTTGTTGCTGATTGCCGCTCCAGCTGCGGCAGTCCCGGTGGTGCCTAATTTCCAGCAGGGCACCTTAACGTCCACCACAACAACAAAGACCAAGGTCAACGAGGTCATCAACTCCTACGAGTACCGCACTGGTTACGAGCTAAGTGTCTCTGGAACGAATATCGCTCCAAAGAATGGTGAGCTTTCGCCAAAGGCTTTGAGCACCATCACCAATGATGTCAACGGCATCACAAGCACTTGGACTGGTCTTGATCCAGCTGATAGACCAAGCTGGAGCATCGTTGAAGAAGGCGGCAGCTTTCAGCTGGTTGAAACCTTGATGGGACCTGGACTCGTTAACCACACAATTATCAACCGCGAAACTGACATCGAATCCATTACTGAGACGACAAGCACCTTCACCCAATGAAGCGAGTTATCGCAGCGTTGCTGTTGCTTTCCGCTCCAGCTCAAGCGCAGGTCTCAAGCACTGCCGCTCCAGTCGCCAACAGCTCAGGGTCAGTGACCAATCAAGCTGTACAAGTAGTGCCCTCAAGGCAATTCACAAATACCTATGGCGGTGGGATTAGCTGCCAAGGCGCAACACTGAACATCAACCCCTTTCTCAGCAGCACCACCAGCTTTGCGATGCCTTACGAGGCGTATTACGACGAGCCGGTTTACGACCCAGACAATCCTGGTCAAATCCTCTACTACCAACCGATCCGTACAGGCCAGAAAAACAACCTGTCATTCAACGGTGGCATTACTGCGACAATCTCCGTTCCACTAGATCGTCATCACGTCAAAACCTGCAGAGCAGCAGCAGAAAAGCAGGTTGCCTTGCTGGACGCAAAAATTGCGATGGAGCGAATGGTTTACGAGATCAAGCGGGTCAAAAACTGTGCTGACCTCATGAAAGATGGCATTGTCATCACTGGCGTCTACGCACAGATCTGCAAAGACGTGGTGCTGACGAATCCGCCGGGTGTCTTGCCGCCCCACACGCATTCGATCACTTACCCAAAGCCCGTCTCAGATCGCGAATGGCTTGATTCCGGTGACGCTGCTGCGCCCGTCGCTCCTGTAAAGATTCCAGTTTCTCCTTACGGCCAAGTTTCTGATTGATCTTCTTCACCACCTTCTTCGTCAAAGGCTTGGCAAGCTTTTGCAGCACTGACGCGATTGGCTTGGCAAAGATAGCGGTCGTGGTCGCGACAGCTGCTGTCAGGCTGACGCTCGTCAATGGTCCAGCATCAGGCAAGTAGTTGTTGACCACTTGGCCGACAGGGACAGGGTCCCAAAGCTTCACGCACTTACCCTCTTGCAACTCATAACCTGCAAGGACCTTTGTCCCTAATTTGTTAAACGATCCGATTTCTTTTGATCCAAAAGGTGGGCATGGTGGATCTATTGGCAACTTTGGTAAGTCGGGACTCACACCTGACGCATTCGGGAGAGCTGCATTAGCCGGACTTGAGACCTCCGGCTTTTTCTTTGCAGCTGCTTTACGAGCCTCAGCAGCATTTTTTACAACCTCCCCTGCGGTATCTGCATCAACTGCAGGCGCTTCTGCTGAAGCAACCTCTGGCGCTTGTGTCGCCAATGCAGGGTTAAAAACCGGCGGGTTGTACGACGGCATCGTTCCACCGCAAACAACAACGTTGCCGTTTGGATCGGTGTCATAGGCGTCCTTGTTGCCCGGCTGTGTGTTTCTTGTCTCTACACAGCCGGGAATCTCAGCAACAGGAAAGCCCAAAAGCAAAGTGATTGGCGGCTCTTTTGGGATACTCTGAGGCGGCAATGCTTGCCACGATGGAATCTCTTGAACAGAGATCCTTGGCAGCTTGATCTCAGGAATCTCCGGCATGAAGTCAGAACGGTTTACAGCAGGTCAGCTCTGGATTGAACGTAACCGCAGACGTGAAGGGCCGCCTGTTGTTTACACCGTATTGTGCGGCAAATCTGCCAGGCCGTTTACCGATCCAAAAGCAATCCTCAAATGGGTCAAGTGGCCCAAAGGAACACCGACTGGTGATGCTTTACGCGAATGGCTTGCGTCGTTTGAGAAGAAAGCTGAGACACCCGCGCCAGAAACGAACTTTGCTGAACGGATCAAGGCGGAAGGCTTCGGGCCTGAAGCTCATGACGACGATCCAACCGCTAACACCAAGATGGTGACCTGATTTTTCTGTGCTATAACTGCGTTGGAGTCGGATCAGTGGGTCAGCGTACTCCCCGAGTCCTGTAAGAGCGGGAGTCCCTTTGCTAGACAATCGGCGCT